TCAAGAAGCTTGCAGCGACTTTCGCTGCCCGGCGGGAAAGATCCGCCATTGTCCGGCTCTCACCACCGCCTGGACTTCCGCCGCCCATTCCAGATAGACGTTTCTGATCATCTCGGCATTATGGCTTTCGAGATCGAAAGCGCCCGGTGTTGAACCCCGGCGTATCCGCTTCAGAAAGCGCCGCCCGTCGACCGTCCGCACAGCTGCTTCCCAACCGATGATGCGATCCGCATCAGCCGCCTCGTGCCAGCACAAGATCACGTCACCCTGATCATAGCGCGGCGACATGCTGTCTCCTTCGACCTCGAAAGCGAAAGCGGAAGCCGGAATGGGAAAGGGCACCTCGATCTCATAAAGCCCTTCCGGCGGGATTTGCTCGACCTCCGGCAGGATTTCTGCCCCGGCACCGATGCGGCCCACGACTTTCACAGTTCTGTTCGGAGCGCTTCCGCTGCCTTCCAGAAGCCAGGCTGCCGTTGTCTGCAGCACGGGCGCGAGGGCGCTCAGCGTCTCCGTCGTAATGCCGCGCCGGTCGCCATTCTTCAGCGCGCGTTTGAGATTGCGGATCGCGTCCGGTTTATGCGCGGCCAGAGAGGCCGCATGCGCGGATAAGCCGAGCGCGGCAAGCCGTTCCTCGATTCGCGAAAGCACCGTTTCCATATCCATTTCGGTAGAATGACCGAATGCTTCAGCTTATGCATCCGGTAAAAAAACCGTTGACCAGATCGGTATTTCTACCTAAGAACAATACATGAACATTATAGAGCTCCCCACCCCTCACGCAAGCCATATCGAGCTTGCTCCCAAAACGCGCTGGACAGCCGAGCGGATCGCCCGGCTGGGATTTCTGATCGGGCTTGGCTGGGACGCCAAGCGCGTCGCCGAAGACCCGCTTATCGTCTCGACGGCCAATAATGTGCATCGCCAGGCACAGCGGTTCGGCCTCGCTTTCCGTGCGGTACCGGCCTCGCCCTTCCGTCTGCCACCGGAGGCCAATGAGCTTTACGATAGTGCCGCCACCAAGCGCGGACTGACGCGTGAGGCGCTCATGCGCATGCTGCTGATCGTGGCCGCGGAAGACCCGTCGCTCATCGACAATATTCTCGACGATGGAGCGTGAGATGGCCGCGCATGGCTTTGCGGGCGATGCGCCTGCCTTTTTTCAGCAAGCCTCGAACGCCAAGAGCTTCGCCTGGACGCCAGAGGAGGTCGGAGCAAAACTCATCAAGGCCTTTCAGGTGCTCGATCGTCTCCCGCGTGTAAAAGGGCCGCGTCAGCCCGGCGGGCATTGGGTCAGACATGCCATCGAATGGGCCGATCAACTGGCGCAGGCAGATCTGCCGCAGGCCGAAAAGGAAGACCGTGCGGAGCGCAGCAACCGGGCTTTGCTACGGCCGACCGGTGCCGAAATAGAAGAGATGGACCGCGTTCTCGAATGGCTGCGCGACTTGCGAGAAGCCGATCCGGGATTGGCATTGGTCGCCAGTCTCTGGGCCTATCGCGCGGCGCGGCATAAATCGATCAAGGCGCTCTGTCAGGAACGTCATTGGGCGCCGCATACATTTTATCGCAAGCGCGCCAAGGCGCTGGATTATCTCGCAAGCCTTTTGACAGCACGGGGAATAACCGTCTTTTGAAAATTTGAGCGCGGACAATTCGCGCAACTCATGAATGCTTTCAGCAAGCCCGGCGTTGTGCCGGGCTTTTTCTTTGCCCTCTGCAAAGCTGGCCGTTTGCCGTGTTAAGGTCGGGCGTCAATCAACTCAGCCGTCATTTATGACGGGCGTCAAAAATGACGCTCTATGCACTCCTCACAATGACAAATTAATTAGGTCCGGACCCCAGAGCGTCACGAGACGGGATCTCGCTGGAACGCTGTGTTGTTGTCGATTGTGGGTGGAGCACCCTGGATTGACGTGCAACGAATTGTGATGCCTATATACGCGCATGCAGCGGCCGAACTCTGCCTTGATGATGCTGCGGAATTTCCTGCAATAAGATTGACGGATCATCGCATTGTTGCTTGTGGCACAAGCATCAGCGTGATCTGTAAGAATACGAAAAACGGATCCGAGACGAGCCGTTGACTTGCAACGAATTGCAACAGATATATACGCGCATGCAGCGGGCATTTCATGCGCATTTCATGGCATGAGCAAGCCAATGCCTTTGCCTGATGCTGCCCTGTTTCATTAGGAAAATTGATGGTCTGCTTCAGTCCGGAGCAGGAGGCGGCACGCCGTCTCCTCGAAGGTCGACAAAGATTTACCTGCCTTGCTGGCGGAACACGATCCGGAAAAACATTTCTCATTGTACGTGCCATTGTCGAGCGCGCTTTGCAGGCGGGCTATTCTCGCCACGCTATTTTGCGGTTTCATGCCAATGCGGCGAGGGCATCGATAGCGCTTGATACTTTGCCGACGGTCATGCGGCTTTGCTTTCCGGGAGAGGTTCTGAAGGAACATCGCCAGGATCGCTTCTTCGAGTTTCGCAACGGCGCCCAGATCTGGATCGGGGGGCTTGATGACAAGGATCGTGTCGAGAAGATTCTGGGTCTTGAATATTCAACGGTGTTTTTGAATGAAGCTTCGCAGATCCCTTATGCCTCTGCTCTGATTGCATTTACGCGGCTAGCCGCTGTAACGGGCGGGTTGTCTCAATGCGGTTTTGTCGATCTTAACCCGACAACCAAAACCCATTGGACCAATCTTCTTTTTGGCGACAAGCGCGATCCTGTATCGCGCAAACCGCTGAATGATCCTGAAAACTATGCGCGCGCTTTTCTCAACCCTCGGCACAACGAAGCCAATCTTTCGAAAGAATTTCTGGCGAGTCTCGCCAATCTGCCCGAGCGGCAGAGAAAGCGGTTTTATGAAGGTCTTTATGTCGACGACAGCGACGATGCGCTTTGGACTTACGAAATCATTGAAAGCAATCGCTGCCTGCCGGATGCCATCACCGAACCAGATCGCCGGGCTGTCGTCGTGGCGCTCGATCCTTCTGGCGCATCCGGCAGCCACGATTTCGATTGCGATGAAATCGGCATTATCATAGCTGCGCGCGGCGTGGATGATGATTGTTACATTCTCGCTGATCGCTCTTGTCGCGATGCGCCTGCCGCCTGGGGCCGCCGCGCCGTGGTCGCCTATCACGAATTCAAAGCCGATTGTATCGTGGCCGAATCGAACTTCGGTGGCGAAATGGTTCGTGCGACCATTCAGGCCGCAGACCCGAATGTGCCTGTTCGACTTGTAACGGCGAGCCGTGGCAAGGCTGTGCGCGCCGAGCCTATCTCGGTGCGTTATGCGCAACGTCAGGTTCATCACGCCGGCCGATTTGAAAAGCTGGAAGACCAGCTCTGCGCCTTTACAGGCGCTGGGTACATGGGGCCGGGCAGTCCCGATCACGCGGATGCGGCGATCTGGGCGCTCACTTATCTTTTTGGGCAAGACGATGGCACGGCCATCATCGAATTTTACCGGCGCGAAACGCAACGCCATTCATAGCAACAGGATTTAAGCAATGAACGATCGTGCCGGGGGGTATAAGAGTTGGAGCCTGAGCCCGACGGATCTGCGTATCTCATATGCTGCCGCGAAAAACGATGATTCATGGTTTGGCCCGCTCGATCCGATGAAGCCGTTGGCTCCGCCGGATGTTGGTGGACGGCAGTGGGATTTTCCTGCGGGCTATAATCTCAATACGACGGCACGCCCTTACGAAGCCGTTTCATTCAATCTGCTGCGTGGCCTGGCAGACAGCTACGACCTTCTGCGCCTTGTCATCGAGACGCGGAAAGATCAGGTCACGCGACTGAGCTGGTGTATCAGGAAGCGTCACAAGAACCCGCTTCAGGAAGGGGATCAGGAGCGGATTGCAACGCTTCGCACCTTTCTCAGACGTCCGGATGGCCGCCATGGCTTTGCTGACTGGATAAGACTTATCCTTGAAGACCTCTTCGTTATCGATGCACCAACGCTTTACGTCCAACGTAATCGGGCAGGTCAGTTGATTGCTCTGCATCCGATCGATGGGGCCACGATTAAACCCATTATCGATGAGTGGGGGCGCATCCCGCAAGCCTATACAGAGAATGGTGAGATTGTTCACCCGGCGGCCTATCAGCAGATCCTGAAAGGTTATCCCGCTATCGACTATGCTGCGAGCGATATCGTTTATCGGCCGCGTAACATCCGCACCAATCGTGTCTATGGCTTCAGTCCCGTCGAGCAGATCGTGACGACTGTCAACATTGCTCTGCGGCGGCAGATCTTTCTGCTCGACTATTTCACCGAAGGCAATATTCCCGATAGTCTCATCGGCGTTCCGGAAAACTGGACACCGGATCAGATCGCGACCTACCAGAAATATTGGGACACGTACTTTGACGGCGACCTTGGGCGCCGTCGCAAAGCGAAGTTTGTTCCAGGCGGTGTCGCGAAAACATTCTTGCAGACGAAAGAACCATCTCTCACAGGGCCTTTCGATGAATGGCTTGCCCGGCTGATCTGTTTTGCGTTTTCCGTCTCGCCGCAAGGTCTCGTGCAGCAGCTCAATCGCGCGACAGCGGAGACACAAAAGGAACTGGCCCAGGAAGAAGGATTATTGCCTGTCCTCGGCTGGGTGAAGAACCTTGTCGATGACATTCTGGCGGATGAGTTTTCCGCATCCGATCTCGAATTCTCTTGGGATTTCGACCCGGCCCTTGATCCGGCGACGCAGGCATCGGTTCTTTCCGGATATACATCAAACGGTATTCTAACGATCAATGAAGCGCGTGCTATTCTGGGGCATGCAGCCTTGCCCGATTCATCCGCAGATCGAGCAATGGTGTTGACACAATCGGGCTATGTGGCGCTGCCGGATACTTAAAATGTCCGGAGCTACATCGATCTGACAAGACATTCGACAGCTGAAGCCCGTGCGGATTTTCGTGCCTGGCGGGGACGAGATGTAGACGTATCGATGTGTTGACCGTCATGCGTCAGCTTAGGCGTTTTTTTATGCCCGCCATTCAAATCAATAGGAGCCTTCGTGTCTGTATTCGGCATGATCATACCCATTATGAAAGTCGATGCCGCACAGCGCCTCGTTTACGGCCTTGCGACCGCCGAAATCAAGGATCGCAGCGGTGAAGTCTGCGATTATGAAACGACGAAACCACTTTATGAAAAATGGTCGGAGGAAATCGCTGCATCAACGGGTGGAAAGTCGCTTGGCAATCTGCGTTCGATGCATGGAACGGTCGCAGCCGGAAAAGTGACGGCGCTCACTTTCAACGATGATGCAAAGCAAATCGAAATCTGTGCGAAGGTCGTCGATGACGACGAATGGCATAAGGTTGTCGAAGGCGTCTATACGGGATTTTCCCAAGGTGGCAGTTACGTGCGGCGTTGGACGGATGCGGAAGGGTTGACCCGTTATACGGCACAGCCCAACGAAATTTCTTTGGTTGATCTGCCCTGTCTGCCGCAATCGCGTTTTGAAATGATCAAGGCGGATGGCAGTCATGAATGGCGCGCCTTTTCTTCTGAGCATGGCGATATCTTTGAAGATGATCTCGATCCGGAGAAGATCCAGGCCTTGCATGATAAGGCTGTTGAACTGGGTGCGCATTGTCATGCGCCGCTCAAAGCCGTTCAGCCGGATGATCTTCAAAAGCGCTTCGATGCTCTTTCGTCGACACTTGCCGATATTCTCTCACGTGTGAAAAAGATTGAAGCGCAGCCGATGCCTTTGCCGATTCAAGGACGGCCGCGAGCGGTCTCCAAAGCGGAGGATGGCTGCTCCGAACCGGATGAGGCAGCGTTGGAAAAGCTTCTCGGCGATCCGCAGGCGCTCTCCATTCTCGCGATAAAGCTCGCGCAGAGGCGCGGCCGGACCGCATAATTCAGTCAGCGATTTTCCCAGTGAAGAAAAGCGGCAGCCTTGCAGGCCGGCCGCTTTTTCTTTGTCAGTATTTCTTGGAGACAGATAAGAATGATGCTCAACACGACTGCTGATGACGTGCTCGATCGTCTGAAGTCGGCTCAGCAGCGCCCGCTGGGCGATCCGCGTTTCAAAGGATTGCTCGGTCTCGAGAAGGGCACTTTTTCTCAGGCAGGGACGGCGACGTCCGGCCTGACCTTTTACGATCTCGATATTGGCGCGAAGTTTCTTTATCCCGTGCTCACGCCGTTGCGGAACGTGATCCCGCGCGTATCGGGAAAAGGCGGTATCCAGGCCGCCTGGCGCTCGATTACGGCCATCAATACATCGGGCCTTCGGTTCGGCGTCTCGGCTGCCAACCGCGGCGGCGTCATGGCTGTGACCACGCAGGATTATAGCGCGTCCTACAAAGGCATCGGCATAGAAACGAGTGTCGATTTCGAAGCGCAATATGCCGGTCAGGGCTTCGATGATATTCGCGCGATCGGCGCGAAGACGGGCCTTGAGGCCTTGATGCTTGGCGAAGAGGCCATGATCCTTGGCGGTAATGGTTCCTTTGCCTTGGGGACGACACCGACACCGGTGCTGAGTGATTCAGCCTCGGGCGGTTCGCTCGCCGCCAATACGGCTTTCAGCGTCATCTGCGTCGGCCTTACGCTTGATGCAATGATGAATGCGACTTTGACAGGTGGCATTCAGGGACAGGTCACGCGTGTCAACGCGGATGGGACTTCTGACACGTTTGGCGGTGGCGCGGCAAAAAAATCCAACACTGCAACCATCACAACGGCGAATGATGGCAATACGACACACGGCATAAAGGCGTCGGTCGCCGTTGTTGCCGGTGCCGTAGGCTATGCCTGGTTCTGGGGAACTGCGGGCTCGGAAGTACTCGGAGCGATCACCACGATAAACTCGTTTGTCGTCACGACCGCAGCCACGGGCACACAGACAGCAGCATCGCTTGGCACTGCTGATAATTCGCAGAATGCACTGGCCTTCGATGGTCTCATCTATCAGGCTTTAAAACCCGGTTCTGGTGCGACGGTTCTTTCCATGCCGCAGGGTGTTGTGGGAGTTGGCACGCCTCTGACATCAGACGGCGCGGGCGGTGTCGTCGAAATCGACATGGTATTGAAGGCGATGTGGGACAATTATCGTCTTTCGCCGGATACGATCTGGGTCAGCTCCCAGGAAGCACTCAATATTTCGAAGAAGATTGTTTCCGGTTCGACGACTTCGGCCCAGCGCTTTGTAATGGAATCCGCTCAGGATCTCATTGGTGGCGGCATCATGGTGAGGACTTATCTCAACCGCTTCTCGATGCAGGGTGGCAGCGTCATCGACATCAAAGTCCATCCGAATATGCCGGCAGGCACGCTTTTGATGACGACTTCCATGCTGCCTTATCCGCTGGCTGGTGTGGGTAATGTTATGCAGATCCGCACGCGGCAGGATTATTATCAGATCGAATGGCCGCTGCGCTCGCGCCGCTATGAATATGGTGTTTATGCGGACGAGGTTCTGCAGAACTATTTCCCGCCGTCTCTCGCTTTGATCACCAATATCGGTAACGGTTAAGCGGCAAGGTCTATGAAATTAAAAGCGCCTGTGGATTGCCGATCGATCTCGATCGGCAGCCGCGTGATGATCGTCGACGATGATGGCTGTGTTGAAGTCGACGAGCCTGATGCCGAGACCTTGGTCGCTCATGGCTTTACTTTGACGCATAACGAAAATCCTTCTTCTGCTGGTGTTGTCTCGTCTATCGATGTCTCGACCCTGTCGCGTCGTGAGTTGTTTCGGGTTTTGAAGGAACATCAAGTCGCTTTCTCTTTGCCAGTCACAAATGAGGCCTTGAGAGAGCTTGCACGCCAAGCATTGAAAGATTCATCCGGGGAGAGGAGGCATATCTGACGTCATCTTATGATCTTCTCGCTCTGAACGATTTGAAGCAATGGCTCGGTATCGATGGGAATGACGATGATGTTCTCCTGGCTAGTTTGATCAGTCAGATCAGCCGGAGCATTCTCACGCATTTGAATCGTCCCGCCATCGTTCCGACAACCTATATGGATGTCCTTGACGGAACCGGAAAGCCGTCGGTATTTCTTCGCTACTGGCCGGTTCAGACGATTTCATCCTGCCTCGTCGATGACACGCTTGTTCAACCATCACTAGGTCCGTCTCAAGCGGGCTATATTCTGGAGCGGGCCAGTCTCACTCCGCCGGGTTCCATGCAAAGACTATCTCTGCGATCGGGCGTCTTCTCGCGGGGAATTCAGAACATAAGCATCTCCTACTTTGCGGGCTATCAACTCACTGAAAGAGTGACCGTACCGGAAAGCGGCCCATTCTCGATTGATGTCGAAGCATCCCTAGGTCACTTTGCTGCGGATCAGGGTGTCCGCCGGGGTGATGCTTCAACATTGCTGCGAGTTGATCAAAGCCCGGCGCCAGGCGAATATAGAGTTACTGCTGGAACTTACACTTTCAATGCCGCCGATGCGGGCCTGCCGATGGAAATCACTTATGGTTATGTGCCATTTGATATTGCATTGGCAGCGAAGGAATGGGCAGCTGAACGCTATTCTTATCACGGGCGGATCGGACAATCTTCTAAGTCGCTCGGCGGACAAGAAACTGTAGCCTTCATTGTAAAGGATATTCCCGAGTTCGTTTCCCGTATCCTTCAGCCATATCGATGTGTCCTTACGCCATGATCGGTTCTGATACCTTGAAACGCCGGGTCGAAGAAAAAGTCGCGGATCTGACGCGACGTCTGGAGGCGCGGGTCTCTGAAAAATTGTCGGGCAACGTGTTGCAAAGGAGATCAGGCCGACTGTTATCCTCGATCACTGCGGATGTTCGTGAGAACGGCAGTGAAATCATGGGTTCGGTCGGAAGCGCGAATGTGCCTTATGCGGCTATTCTGGAATATGGAGGTAAAACTGCGGCACATGAAATCACGGCCATAAAAGCAAAGGCTCTCCGCTTTACTTCAACGAGCGGCACAGCATTCGCCAAATCCGTACGCCATCCAGGTTCGCAAATTCCACGCTTCGGATATCTGTCCAGCAGCCTTTCCGAGCTTGAAGAGGAAGTGGTGAACGAATTGAAGCAAGTTGTCCTCGATGCTCTGATGGATAGCTGAACATGACAGATCGCGATGAAGTCATGGAAGCGTTCCGCAGCTTCCTCGAAGCGGCCTATCCCTGGAAAATGGCGCCGTCACGCCGACTGAAACTATGGAGCGATGTTCCGATGGCTAGCCGTCCGGCGTGCTTTCTCTATGAAGGCGGCGCGGAGACATATTCCTGGGAAATTTCGCCAGCGCGCAAATGTGTTCTTGATATTAAGGCCTTCATTTATCTGAACGCAAAAGATCCCAACATTGTCGGTGCTTCGCTCATCAATGGTGTTCTGGATGCGCTGGATGAGGCTTTTGTTCCTATCGGTTCTGACGTGTCCTTGGGACGAAAAACTCTCGACGGCCTTGCCTATAATTGCAGGATCGACGGCAAGGTTGTGAAAGACCCCGGTGATCTCGATGGCGATGCGCTTCTTATCCTGCCTGTCAAAATTATTCTGCCGTAGATCCAAAGAGCGTATTCGCCAGACGTATAATTGCGTTTGGAAGATGAACTTACTCAGGTTCAATTGTTGGAGCATGTGCCTGATCACATGACCGCTCACACGTTTGCGGAACATGCTCTAGAGGAGACAACATTTCATGTTTAGCTTCGGATCGGGCGTGCTGCTCGGGACGCGTACCGATGTGCCCAATGCCACGCCGATGAACTTTGGACTCGTGCAGGAAGTCACGATTGAAGAGAGCGCGACCATAAAGGAGATTTATGGTCAGTATCAGTATCCTCTTGTCGGCGCCCGCGGATCTATCAAGACGACGGGCAAGGCAAAAGTTGCTCGTATATCGGGACTGACGCTCGCCAATCTCTTTTACGGCGTCACGCCATCTGCAGGTCAAATAACGACGTCTTTTGCTGAGCCAGCGACTGTTCCTGCAAGCTCGCCTTATAATGTTTCGCCAGTGCATGTATCGACTTTCGATACGGATCAAGGCGCTATTTATGCGGCGACCGGGCTTCCTTTAACGAAGGTTGCATCCTCGCCTTTGGCTGGCCAATATTCTCTCTCGGCCGGTGTCTATACGTTTTCGGCGGATGATGCCGGAAAGAGCATTTTGATTACCTATACTTATTCGCAAGCCAGCAGTGGCCATAAGATTTCGGTCACGAATACATTGCTCGGCACGACGCCAACGTTTCAAGCCGTATTCTACACGGTCTTTCAGGGCCAGACAGTTTCGTTGAAGCTCAATAATTGCATTTCAAGCAAGCTGAGTTTCCAAACGAAGCTCGAAGATTTCACGATGCCGGAGTTTGACTTTTCCTGTTTTGCTGATGCGGCAGGAAATGTGATGACCTGGTCATTCTCGGAGAATTCCTGATGCGTCCGGCTTCGGAAATCATCAAACTTGGCGAGCATGAGTGGCTGTTGCGGCCGCTGACGATCGCCCAGGTTCGCGAAATCGAGCCGGTCCTCATGGGACCCGTCAATCAAACGAACAATCTTGCGACGGGCATTGAAATCCTTTCAATCGCGCTGAAGCGCGATCATTCAGCATCTGTCAGCAGTTTGAATGAGGTTGAAGCGACCGCCGGCGAAATCAGCAAGGCTATGGCCGTTGTGTTACGGCTTGGCGGCTTTATCGATGAAGGATCATCGGTGGGGGAAGCGGAAGCGGGCACGGAAGTAAACCTGCCCGCATAGATTTCGATTTCATTTACGCGAGACTGATGACGAGTTGTGGCTTCATGCCAGAGCAGATAGACGAGCTCACGATTTTCGACGTTGATGTTCTTTTTAAGTATTGGAACGACTTCCCTCCAGCTCACGAGCTTCTGAAGCACGTTTATCCCGTAACGCGGAAAAAGCAGGCTGAGGCGGATTCTCTCGACGATCCGAGCGGCATCGGCGCGCTCATGGCGCGTTTCCCGAGCGGCTTTGTACGCTGATCAAACCTCAATAATCTGGCAGGACAATGTCTGACGACATCTCAGTCAAATTCAGTGCCGATATTTCGAATCTGCAAAGCGGTTTGCAGCAGGCATCCAATGGTTTGCAAACGACCAACAACATGCTGTCCAATAGCGCAGCTCAGTTTAGCCGGAGCTTTGCTTCCATTGGCCAGGCTGTTGCAAGCGGGCTTGCCAATCAAGTTGCGGACACGAGAGCCTCGAGCGATGAGATGCTTCAAATCGCTCGGATCAGTGCCCGTGAGCAGTTTGACATCACGAATAATGGTTTCAAGCTGCAAAGCTCGGCGGTCCGAGAAAGTGCGCAGCTCGCACAAATTTCTCATGAGGAAGAACTTTCTCGTCTGCTTACACTCGAAAAAGCGAGGGAGGCGTCTGAAGAAAAGTACCTTCGTGCCGTGCGTGACACCTACGATCAGGGAAGCGCTTCGTTCGCGGATTATCAACGACGGATTAATGAACTAGCCAGTCAAAGCGCGTTAAAGCGGCAAGAAATCGAACGCAGTGTCAATCGAGAGATTTTCAACGACTTCCGTCGAAGCTTCGATCAGATTGCCTCGAGTCTTTCAAGTGCCATCATGCAAATGATACGCGGACAGCAATCGTTGGGGCAGGCAGCTCGTACTGTGTCTCTCTCCATAGTTCAAAGTTTCATTCAAGCGCGTCTGAGATCCGTGGCCGACTGGGCTGCGGGACAGTTGACCCAGGTCGCTGCGACCAATGCAGCGGAGGCTGCGAAGACGGCGGCTGTGACGGCCGGCGAAGCGATGCGAACGGGAGCGGTTTCTGCTGGCGCAGCGACGTCAAGTTCGATCACACTTGGCAGCATTATTTCGCAGATCCTGGCTTCGGCGAAGGCGACATTCGCAGGCATATTCGGATTTCTTTCACCACTCATGGGCCCTGCCGCTATAGGGCCTGCGGTCGCGGGAGAGGCTGTTGTCGCAAGCATGGCGAGTTTTGCTGTGGGGTCTTGGTCATTGCCGTCCGATATGGTCGCGCAAGTGCATGCGGGTGAAATGATCGTTCCGGCATCGGCAACGCCTTGGGCGCAATCTCTCCTGTCAAATGCAGCAGCATCGCCAAATCAGGGAAATGTAACGGTCCATCATGCGACGCATTTCAATATAACGGCGCTCGATTCAAAAGATGTGTCACGCTGGATCAAAGGCAATGGAAAGACGATCATGCGAACTGTCGATGAAGGTGTGAGACTGGGAGCTCATCTTGGTTTTAAGCGCTTTCAGACTTTATGATCTTCAATGTCGTTTCTCAAAGGCGTGAACCTTTTGCCTTCGACAGGCGAATTCACTTACGATCCGCTTCCCTATAAGGGCAAGCGGATCACGGAAGCCGACCTGCAATTTATTAATCTCTACGCCAGTGACGGGAGTGGTGATCGTACCGATTTTTCGATTGCGATCGACCAACTTGAGAATCAATTTCCCGATTGTAAAACTATCGCTCTCGTGGTGTCGTGGTTTGGTTCGTCAGTCGATGCTGCGCACTGCGCTATTTACCCATCGACGACATATGCCGAGGGCCGTTTTGAAGCGGCTGATGGAAACGAGGATTTCTGGAGATGCTCTGGCCTGACCCAGAACAGCTCCGGGCTGATTCAACTCCCGAAGAACGGTGATGCTTTCGTCTATGGCGGGACACCCTCTGACCAGTCGATTGTTCGATGCATTTCAAACTTGAAAACACGCGGGTATCGCGTTGTCTTTTATCCCTTCATCTTGATGACTGCTTCGGGCTTTCCCTGGCGTGGCAGAATTACGTTCGCTGATGGTGACAGATCATCTGCTGTTGTTACTGCTGTCGGTGCTTTTCTTGGACATGCGTCACCGGAAAGCTTTTCTCGTGATACGACAAATCTGACCGTCAATTATTCCGGACCTCTGACCGATTTCACTTATCGACGCATGATTTTGCATTATGCCAACCTATGCGTTTTGGCCGGAGGCGTTGATCTGTTTCTTCTAGGGTCAGAATTGCGCGGGCTTGAAAGCTTGAGGGGTCCGACGTGGACGAAGGAAGGAGATCTTCAAAGTGATGGGCTTGTCGTTTGGGATTACCCTTTTGTCAACGGTCTCATAGATCTAGCCAATGATGTTCGGTCGATTCTCGATGATGCCGGTTTGAGCAAAGATCTGTCGACCTTGAAAAATCTTGTTTCATATTCCGCGGATTGGTCTGTCTGGATGGGTGTACAGCATGCGGAAGATGATGGGCAATGGCCGCATCTCGATCAGCTTTATGCAAGCGATAACATCGATCTTATCTGTTTCGATAATTATCTTCCATTGTCGGATTGGACAACTCGTGAGGATAGTCTCGACATCCTGCATTGGCGAAGTCCGCGTCCATTGGAGGTGTGGCCTCCTCTACCTTCGGATATGAATGCTCTTGGCCTCAGCGGTCAACCGAATTTGCACAGCATCGCTTATCTGAAAGCGAACATTGAAGGCGGCGAGAAATTCAATTGGTTCTACGGAAATGGTGAAAACCTTGGCAGAGGTTTCGATCCGGGCTCTTCCGATCTGCGAGTCTCTCTGCCTGTAGGTGATCGGCTGGTGCAAAGCCGGTCCGCTTATTTTCCGGGGCAGGAACTCCTTGCGAATAAGCATCTTCGATGGTGGTGGAACCATCGGCATCAGGCAGTTTATGATCTCGATGATGGGAATGGCTGGCAGCCTCGTAGCGCCTTTACAAAATGGCAGGCGCAATCGAAATCGATTGCTTTCGTGGAATATGGAGTGGCCGCCTGCGATAAAGCGACAAACCAGCCCAATGTCTTCTTTGACCCGAAGTCGACAGAGAGCTTTACGGCTTATTGGTCGATTTGGGATCCGGCATCAGGCGGCTATCGTCCGAGACAGGATTACAAGCTGCAGCTGCTTTATCTGAAAGCCGTGTATGAATATTGGTTTGTGGATGGCAAGAATGAAACGTCCGCCGCCGGATTACCAATGATTGAACCAGCTTTCACTCTGGCATGGAATTGGGATGCAAGACCCTTTCCCGTATTTCCGCGCCGCAGCGACCTTTGGGGAGACGCGGTAAATTGGACTGCGGGCCAATGGCTTTCCGGTAAGGATCCCGTACTTCTTTCTCTTATCGAAGACGAGGCTCCGGCTCTCGAAATCAGTTTCAGCTTTCCGGTTTTGAAGGGAGAAGGGTGGGAACGTTCTTATCGCCCGACTTACGCGGTGATGAAGAGTTCGCATGTTTCCGGCAACGAAACGCGAAGTATGTCGGCTGCGAGTTGTAGCTGGGAAGTGGAGCTAAGCTTCCAGGTCTTGACGATCGATATAGCGGCGGATCTTCAAACGATTTTTGGATTCTTTCTGGCTATGTCGGGTCGGGCTTCACCTTTCTATCTGGATGTTCCGCCGGAGCTCGGGTTGGGAGACAAGATCATCTGCCATTTGCAGGACGACGGGACTGACTTTGAAGAATTCATGAGCCGCGTGTTCACCGTGCAATCTCTTAAGTTTGTTAGTGTGTCGGCATGAGCGTGCCTCCCTCTTTTCCGCATCTGCCGGGGCGTGGTTGGTCGGTTCACAAGAGACCTCTGTTTTCGACGCTCGTAGCAAGCCACGTTTCCGGGCGTGAGGTCAGAAGCTCTCTATTCAATGAACCCTTGTACGAGTTCGAGCTGGTGATTGATGGCCTGTCGGCGGGCAGCAGCTATCCGGGGCTCGGGGTTTCATCCTTGCAGGCGCTTATGGGGCTTTATCTTCAATGCCAGGGTGCGTATGGCACGTTCCTTTATGAGGATCAGACAGATAACTTCATCGCAATGCAGCTTATTGCGATAGGAGATGGTTTATCTACAAACTTCGCCGTGAAACGTAGCATTGGCATGGCAAGCACATCGGTATCGTGGGTGAACGCGATCGAGACTGTTCGCTTCGATAATGATGTCGTGTCCGGATGGAGCTTGGTACAACCAAACTCGCTTGTCTTTTCATCGGCCCCACCAGAGGGTGTGGCTATTACAGCTGACTTTTCTTATGCGTTTCTTTGCCGATTTCTGGAAGATCAAATCGATTTTGAAAATATACGAACCGGGCTCTGGATGATTGAATCTCTCAAATTCAGGAGTGTGAGGTCTTGAAAGCCGTGTCGGAAGCCTTGAGTGGCTTCATCGATAATTTGATCGGACAATCCGATGCGCGCGCCTTGATGGCGGATTGTTATACCTTCACTCTGCGTTCAGGCTTGAAACTGACTTATACGAATGCTGACGTTTCGATTCCACTCAACGGTTCTATCTATGCGGCTAACTCTGTTTTGGTGAGCGGCTTGCGATATAAATGTGCCGCAGGGCTTGATGTCGATCAGCAGCAGCTGACAATTAGTGCAAGAGTAAGCGACACTATTAACGGCGTTCCATTCTTGCAGGCTTTATGCTCTGGTCTATTTGATGGCTGCGAGGTTCAAAGAGAAAGGGCGTTTCTTGAAACCTGGTCCAGCGTTCCTTTGGGAAGTGTCATTTTATTCAAAGGCCGGGTCGGGAACATCGATCACATCGGCCGAACGACGGCACAAGTAACAGTCAATTCAGATTTGATCTTGCTCGATATCAATATACCGAGAAACTTCTATTCGCCGCAATGTGTCCATGTACTCTATGATTCCGGCTGCGGTCTGATCAAGAGTGCTTATGGTACGAATGGCTCAGTGGAAACTGGATCCAGCAAGACGAGGATAGCCTGGAGCGAGGCAGACCTCAAGCTTACACAAGGTACGCTTGTCTTTTCGTCAGGCCCGAATACCGGCGCCTCTGCAACGATCAAAGCTGTTCAAGACGACGCTCTTATCCTTGCGGCTGCCTTGCCTCATCTGCCGATGACAGGTGATCTCTTTACAGCATACCAGGGCTGTTCGCACACTCTGGAAAGCTGCGCCGATCAATTTGCAAACCGCGATCGGTTTCGGGGTTTCCCTTATGTGCCGCCGCCGACGGCAGCTTACTAAGTTTTCAACGCCACAGGACTGCTCACATGTCCGAGTCTGAACAACGTGCGGCAGTGATTGCCGTCGCACGGGAATGGATTGGCACGCCTTATCATCACGCGGCAGATATCAAGAGCGTCGGCGTCGATTGCGGCATGCTAATCGTCCGTGCCTTTATCGATGCTGGTCTATGCACGCCTTTTGATCCCAGGCCTTACGAGGCCGATTGGCATTTGCATAGAACGGAGGAGCGTTATCTTGGCTTCGTTCTTGATCGGTGTATTGAAGTCGCTGACCCGCAAGAAGGGGACATCGTGATATTTCGTTATGGCCGTTGCTATAGCCATGGTGGGATCGTTACGAAAGTCTATCCACTTAATATAGTTCACGCCTTTCGCTCAGCAGCTTGCGTCATCGAAGAGGAGCTGGAGCGCAATAAAGAACTCTGCTCGATAAAGCGGGAGCGTCGATTCTTTTCAATCTGGAAAGCATGACCGATGGGTGGCCGCCATAATAGCAACAGGCCGGTTATCACACCATCTTATACTGGTCTTCAGCTTCAGACTTCTAGCAATGCGATTCCGATAGCGATCGTCTGGGGCACAAACCGTATCGCGCCGAACATCATCTGGAACGATGATTTCGCAGCGCTGCCGCAATATTCCGCAAATCCGCGGAGTGGCAAAGGCGGTGGTGGAGGAACGACTTATTCAGTCTCCGGATATAATTATCAGACGGCCATTGTCTTGGCTCTATGCGAGGGACCGATCGACGATATCGGCACGGCGTGGCAAGGACAAAGTACCTACAACCTTGAAGATCTTCAGTTGTCGATGTTCACGGGTAGCAGCTTTCAATCTGCCTGGGGTTATCTTTCGAGCCGGCATATTGATAAGGCTCTCACTTATCCTGGTCTTGCTTATCTCGCCTCTTCAAATTTCTCTTTGGGGTCGAGTGCGAGCCTCGGTCTGAACTGGGTGGAAGTGCAGGGACGCTTGTCTGGTTCAACTGCTCTAAATGAGTTCGATGCTGACCCTGCTTTGATTATTGAGGATCTTCTCATCAACGCCCAATATGGGGTTGGCTTTCCGGCTGCTTCCATTCATGCTGCAACTTTGTTTGGTGAGGCCGAAGGAAGTTCCTATCAGACCTATTGTGCCGCAGCAGGCCTTGCTTTGTCTCCTGCCTTGGTCAATCAGGAATCTGCAAATGCGGTTTTAAATCGCTGGCTTCAGTTGACGAATGCGACAGCAATCTGGTCGGGAGGTTTCCTCAAGATCCTGTCGTTCGGGGACGAGCCAATTTCAGGTAATGGTACAAGTTTCATCCCGAACCTTGAGCCTGTTTATGATTTGACGGATGATGATTTCATCTATTCTGAAGGTGAAGAGCCTCTCGTCATATCGCGGCAAGATCCCTACGTTGCTTATAATATGCAATCTCTCGAATATTCGGATCGTTCGAACGATTATGCGGCGACACCCGTTACCGTCTTCGATCAGAACGCAATTGACTCTTTCGGTCTTCGTATTGCGTCTTCTGTGAGCGCACATGACATTTGCGAGTATGACGTTGCCATGCGAGCTGCTCAGCTAATCTTGCAACGTGGATTGTACGTACGCAGTCAGTTTTCGTTCAAACTATCCTGGGAATATTGTCTGCTGGAGCCGATGGATATTGTCACGGTTTCGGATAAGGCCTTGGGGCTTGATCACGCTCCTGTACGCATCCTTGAAATAGCGGAAGATGACGACGGACTCTTATCCGTCACAGCGGAGGAATGTCCTGAAGGTGTAGGGACCGCTTTTACATACGGGATGCAGGAAAGCAGCGGTCAAAACATTGAACGCAACGTTCCCGCCAATCCGGTCAATCCGCCGCTTATTTTCGAACCTCCGACTGCAATAACAGTTTCAGGAAAAGCGGAAGTGTGGATCGGCGCTTCGGGTGGCGATGGAGTCACGCATGATGCCTTCTGGGGTGGCGCATTTCTGTGGGTTTCACTTGATGGCGCACGTTATTCTTCAATCGGTCTGCTATCGAAGCCTCTACGCCATGGTGTTCTGGGGGAGGCGTTAGAAGCTGCCAGCCTGCCCCAGTCCGATCATCATCCTTTCTTGATCAATGACACATCGAGTCATTTACGCGTGGATCTCGGGCAAAGCGGCGGTTCTCTGATTGAAGGCAGTGATCAGTCGGTTTCAAACGGGGAGCCATTGGCCATTGTAGACGCCGAGTTGCTGGCTTTCAAAGATGTTTCTCTCATCTCTGCAGGCGAATATTCTTTGTCGTCGTTAGCGCGTGGCCTTTATGGTTCACCGCAATCGCACCACAGCACGGGAGCTTCATTCGCTAGATTGGATGAAGCTGTCTTCAAATATGTTTTGCCAGATGGCTATGTCGGAAGCACGCTCTATCTTAAATTTCAAAGTTTCAACGTCTTTGGCGCAGGCGTTCAAGACTTGGCCGATTGCGAGGCTTACACTTATAAAATTCTGGGCTCTGGAAGGTTCGGCGGCGTTTCGCAGGCTTTGGCGTTCGGCTCAAGCGTCGATTGCGGGCTGGCTAGCGAGCCCGCTTTGCAAACGGACGATTTCGGGAGTGCTGGCGATGTTTATGCAGCTTTCATCGATCTCGGTTTAGCCTCATCATAAGATTATAGGAAATCTGAATGAGCATAAGACTCCAGCATCTGCGCGAAGCATGGTCTTATTTGACGACCTTCGTCGGCAGAGTGGGCGAGCTTGTTGTCGATACAACGAACAATCGCCTTGTGGTTCACGATGGCGTTACGCCCGGCGGATGGCCGGCAGCGAAGCTTTCGGAAGTGCTCACGGATCCGCCCGAAAATCTTTCGGCAATCGGGATTGGCACGGCGGCTGACACGACCAATCCTTTGACGGTTCATGGCACGGCTTCGCTTTTCGACAGTGCCAGTGACATGCGTGTCAAAATCAACAAAGCCAATGTGAGCAACACAGGAGGCTTTCTTTTCCAGACGAGCTTTTCTGGTCGCGCTGAAGTCGGCTTGATCGGCGACGACAAATTTCATTTCAAGATTTCGGCGGATGGAACAAGCTGGGCCGATGCTCTTGTTTTGGATATTAGCGGGAGCACGGCTCTCACATTTGTGAGCGGCCTATTGAAACTATCGTCTTATACAGTTGCGGCATTGCCGACGGGAAGTGCCGGAGCAATGGCCTTCGTTTCGAACGCACGCATGTTCAATGGATCGGGAACACTTGAAGGTGCGGGGTCAGGAAGCGGAGGTCTTGCCATTCATAATGGGACGGCCTGGAAGATCGCAGGAACCAATCAAACGATTTCAGCATGAGATTGAAATGATGTACTTGTTTCTAACTGTGTTAATGCGCGTGGGAGCGTGATGCCTTTGTCAAAGCATGAATGGATACGAACGCTCAGAGCTTGTATTGCTTGCTCTTGTCTCACATTTTTTCCAGATCTGGCTCAGGCTGTTTCGCCGAAACGGATCTCTCTGTCTTCAACTATTTGGAGCGATCTGGGGACGGGCGCGATGATGTGTCAGGCCCACGGTCAGCCTGTTTCCATCTCTATGGCTGATGTGCAGCCGGACACGAATGATGCAGGCTTCATGATCGGTGGCGGCTCAACTCCGATCACTTTCGTTCCGGTCAATGCAGCCGCGCATATCTGGGCCAAGACGGCAGGTGCGAATTCTGCGGGCGCCATAACGTGCGAATCTTTTGGCAATTCGGTTCTCAATCCGTCCATTGTTTCTCAAGCCGGTTCGACGGGTTCCGATGCCAGCGTCAACGCGCTCAATATTCCATTGGCGGGTCTGAGCCTTCTGCAGACTGTCGCAGTTAATCCTTCAAGGCTTTCGATCGAAATCCAGAATCAGAGCGCGGGATTGATTCAGGTCGTGCGGGATGATGGTGCCGGAAACAACCAGACGAGTATTTTGCTCGCTTCCGGTGGCAGCGCTGGCGCTCAGGGCGGAAGCTGGTCGAGCCTGTCTTTCAAAGGCCGGTTGCGTATTTATGGCGTCTCAGGCGCACAGGTAGCAGCCTTTCAGGATTGATCGAATGATTGCCAGACCATTCCTTGTTTTATGCGGGCTTCTTTCTGCAAGCTCTTCAGCATTCGCTGGAGCGAGCTTGCCGCCCGTTGTCGTTCCGCCAAGCATCGAGATCGTAGCCAATCGTGGCTCGCTGCCTTGGTTCAATAATTCTGCAGGCGGCGGGGCCAATAATTACACGCGCGGTGAGTATAGACAAAAACTCACCTTCGGTCCTGCAGCGTCTTCTGATATCCGCGTCTGCTACGGAAATTTTTATTCGACTGTATCTGGGCAAACAGGTGAGACGGCCGGTCTGAATGCGATTACCGTCGAAAGCGGTATCGAGTTGACGAGTCCGGTTGCGACCGTCATGGCTTCCTGGAGCGGTCAAAAGACCATTACGATTCAGCCGGGCACGCAAGTATGTTCAGATCCTATTCCGATCGATCTTGCAGCCAATGGGACGGCCTGGTTGCGTACAGGCGTCATGGTCAGTGCTGGGGAATATTGGCCGACCGCGACCTATTTCTACAGTGGGGCGGGTGACGCTTATATCGAGAGTTCTTCAGCGACGAGTCAAATTTCCAATACTGGCACCTTGACTGTTCCCTCGGGAGGCGTGCAATCAGCGTCCAGCACAGGCTTTCCAGCTCTCGCGATCCTCGGTGTTCCCGGTACAAAAATCCGTTCGGCTATCATCATCGGCGATAGCATTTCAGTTGGTGTGGCAGATAGCGGAAGTGGCGACGGCAACGGTAACGTCGGCTTTATATCGAGAGGGTTCGCAGCCAACCAGATTCCTTATGCGAAGCTTGGGCGACAAAGCGAAATGGTGCAGGGGGAAGCCGGTGCCAATGGCTTTCTACGCAGGCTTTATGCGCGCTATGCCACGGTAGCTGTTACAAACGGCGGAACGAATGATCTTTTGGCAGGCCGTACGGCGGCTCAGATCGAGGCCGATCTCACGACTTTGTGGAAAGCGCTCAAAGCAAGAGGGCTGAAAGTTTATCATGTCCTGTTGTTTCCGCGTACGACATCGACGGATGTCTGGGCAACGCCCGGCAACCAGGCTTTTATGAGTGGTTATGCACCGGGTTCTACACGCGATCAGGTCAATACCTGGGCAAAGGCTCAAGTCGGCATCTTGATTGATGGATATTTTGATCCTGCTCCTTACATCGAGGATGCAGCAAACCCCGGTAAATGGGCTTCGCCAGCATCGGCAGCATCGCAGTATGTCCCATCTGCCGCGCTTACGACAGATGGAACGCATCCCAACACACCAGGATCGGCGGCTTTGACGACAGGCTTCGCGAGTTTCGCTGCCGGTTTGTAAACTCAACTTGCATCTGACGGATTCATTCAGTTTTCGGGGCCGGTGATTGGTGTCGCTGCGAGAAGCATTTTATCGATCGTGTCGCGCAAGGACATCATGGCTCGCAAGCTGCCTCTTAAATGTACGGTCACGACATGATCCGCGGAAACCGTGCCTTCTTCCTTCCCATTCGTCAGGACTTGCGCAGCAAGTGTGATTCGTCCGATGCCATGGAGGCTTCCAAAAAATGGAACCTCATCGAAGGAAATGATGGGCGCTAGATCACTACCGTGAAGGGATAGAGCGCGATGCGTTTCATGGACTTGTTCCTGTGTATGTCCGGACGCGGGCGGTTTCTGCGGAGACGCCATCTCAATAATCCTTACGTGACATTTGTTTGGACAATGCAATTGAGCCTGCCGGCTTGAGTTTTACGCGGATCGCGATCTGTCACAAGCTTAATTCAAAGGCATTCGATTATGAATCAAGATCAACTGATTTCTCTTTTGAGGCAAATTCTTCTGACCTTCGGCGGTGTGCTCGTCGGTAAAGGATATGTTGATGATGCCACGATGACAATGATTGTCGGCGGCGTTGTCGCGATCGTGACTGGCTTGTGGGGGGTATACGCCAGACGAGAGCAGGGTCTTATCGCTTCGGCGGCAGCCCAGCCTGGCGTGTCAAGAATTCTTGCCTCTCAAGATATTGCGGATGCGATACCGAGCATCAAGGTCGTGTCAGCTTTGTCCGATGATCATCCCGCGGGATAACTGAGAAAAGTCGTTTCAACTATCGCGTCAAACTCTCAATGATGCTTGAGATGAGCAGACTGCTTTGAAATTGAAATAGAGCGCCGTCCGGCCTTTGTGGCAGCGATGCATCAGCATCAAAATTTCGAAAGAACTCACCATGTTCAAACTCGTCACAGCGGGCGCGATAGCGCTCGCCTTTTCGTCAGTCCTTGCAGGCTGCGCGACAACGCAAAGCCCTTTATCGTCTTCCTCGAATCCGAACAGTGCTTTTATATCTGATGTTCAATCTCTTGCATTGACGGCTTGCGCCTTTGTACCGACGGCAGACGCCATTGCCAAAATCTGGCTTGCCGAAGCGGGTTCCGATGCGCGTATCGAAACATTGGCAAGTATGACTGCTCAGACGGCTTGTCAGGCATACGCTTCTCTTATTTCGTCCAAAACTTCGAAGCGACGCAAGTCAATGCAAAATGGTGTCGTTGATTTTGGTTCTGTTACGGTCAATGGAAAGGCAATCGAGCTGACCGGGCGTCCGCAATGATGTCAGATGACACGCCAGCTTATGCGAAAGACATATCATGGTGCGCATCGTAATTCTTGTTTGTAGCATATATGTCCCGCCAGATCGATGTTCGCATGAAAAAGCGGTCGACATCATTTTTCGGGATGTGCCATTTGGCAGCATCGGTCTCGCCGGTCAGGTTGAAGCAATCCAAGGCGGAGTATCGCCAGGTATTTATCACTATGAGAAAATCACGATTCGCAGATAAAATTATAAAGGCCCATGGCTGATCGGCGTCATGATCTCGGCCGCCGTTCCGTCGATCCTGCGGCTATCGAACAACGCGTCTTCGACACAGAAGAACAGATCAGAGCCTTCAAAAAAGAAACGAGTGAGCAGATTACTCGTTTGGGTATGGACACTCATACCCAGATCGCTGAATTGCGACAGGACAGCAAGGTTCAGATCGCAGCTTTGCGCCGTGAATCGCGGGAAGATCTTAGTGCGTTTCGCGGCGATGTTAAACAAAGTCTGGAACATATAGCTGACAAGCTTGATATCCAGCTGACGAGAAGTGCGGATAATTCCAAAGTGAATTGGAGTGCGATTCTTGGCAGCGTGGCGGGCCTGGGTGCTCTGCTGATTTCATTTTTTGGCGTTATCGGATCTTTGGCTAAGGCACCGATCGATGCAGAGCTGGTACGCCTCAGTGGAGAAGTGAAGACGGTGAATGCGCAGACTGTGCTGCGTTCTGAAGTCAATGAAAGACACGCCGCCGAGAATGAGAGATTCGATCGTTTTCAGTCCGAGCTTGATCGATTGTCGAAGACAGTGATTCTGGCCGACACATTTGCCGAGTTCAAGGCAAGGCTTGATCAAACGATTGAATCTTTGAAAAGCACTGCGCGACAGGAGCTTGGCAGAAGTGACTCTTCAAAAACGCGACGCTAG